CTTTGGCAATTGCCTTATCGTAAAGCCATATCATATAGTATTCCTCTATTCTACATCTGTTTTAACACTGTGATATTCACCAGTGTAGCCTACACCTTGTTTCAGGAAATGATTACTCTTATTGAATTTCTTTGCAACTTCCTTCTCTGTCCTTCCTGTAGGATGAGCTTCATCATATACAGGAATAACTGTGCACACAATATGATCTGGTGCCTGGAGGTCATATGCAATCTCAGTTACTCGAAATACTCTTTCAGGAAGCTCTGAATACTGCCCTGATATTCTAAAAAGTGCATCCTTCTGACAATGAGGAAGATTCCACGAACAATGAATCAGGAATGGCAGGTTCTCATCATTTGCAACAACCCAACCAAACCTCTTCAGAGTCTTTACCTTCGGAGTACTCTCAAAGAATATATAAGTATCCTGAGGAGATGAATAACTATCTACTACAGGTTCACCTTGTGTATTTGAATCAGGCAGATTAGGAAACTGATATCTGCAAGGTATCCCTTGCATTTCAAGTGCCTCATCGTACCTAGCCCTCATTAACTTTATGTCTTCGCCAATCAGGTTGATACTCATCATTAGCTCCTATGGTCTAAGATATTCTCGTTCAACTGAAGAATATCGTTGATACTCATCACTGTGTCGTCCATCCAATCCCAACTGAAGTTTCTTTCTTTACTTATCGCTGAGATATTGATAGCTGTTCCATTATCGACAGCCTGATGATACTCAGCTACAGGACAAGCGTAAGTATTGTCGAGCCATTCGGCTGGAACTCCGGCTATCTTGAATGCTACTACGATGGACTTCTGTTGAATAGTGTCGAGTGTTGTACCACGAGATGCAATCTGGAATCTTCTTATCTTGTCAAAGCCAAGTTTATCAAGAGTTATCAGATAATCAAGCTGATCACCACTGAGGTTTTCGTCTCTCTCATATGAGATAATGTAGCCAAACTTTTCTAATTCGTCTAAGATCTCTTTAGTGGTAAACATGTGATAGTTGATGCCATCAGATGAAGTTAGCATAGGGCCTGTACCTTCAACCATTCCGGCAAACACTGTACCATACTTCTGATGATCAAGTCGAATTATCTTGCATCTCAGATCTTCATCGTTGATATTTATGCAATGGAGGTGATACCCTCTATCATTATTAGAAAGGCATCCTCCAATTTCGTCCCAAGATGTTATCCTATATCTTAGTGTTGTCATTTCTTAACCTCAACTGATTCTTCACTATTTGCTTCTTTGTTTGATGATCTTTCCTTGAGAAATCTTCGCAACTCTTCCTGGAAGGCTGTCAAAGCTGATGTATCTGACTCAGGATAATGAGCGAAGTAATCTCCTATAAGATCAAGTTTCAGTTGGAAGAAAAGCATATTGTATTCGGCTTGAGTAAACTCATCACCATGCTTCTCTCTGAATATGAAATATCTTGTAAGTACGCTAGAAAAAGCTTTGTGCGTCCTCGCATCATTCTTTGATAGATCCGCATCCTTCAGCGCACGATAGTTAGTGATGTTGAATTTCCGCAAATCCGCGAAAAATGATTCCTCTAGATCTTGAACGGTTTTCATCTAATCTAGGCTCCTTTCAATATATAAGGGTCAACTTCATATTACAATGACTCTTCAGGAGTATTCAAAATATCTACACTACCTGATTCAACAGCCGCTGCAGTTTCAGGGAACGATGTTGTCAACGCTTCTGAAATAGCTGTCTTGAATATATCCGAACTATCAACTCCGATGGCTTTGAGAAGATCTATTAGGGCTTGAGCTTGACTTACTGCCGCGTCTCGCTTTTCAGATTGAACAGCGTCCATATTCGTAAGTATCGGGCACATGTGTAGCGTGAATTTGTCTATGAACTGACTGTAACCTCTCCTCCGGAAATATGTATTGATAGCCTGTCTCCAACCATTCATGTATCCGGTCTCGATTCTCTGAAGAGAATTAGCATACAGGGCAGATCTCTGAGACATGACCGCTCCGGCATTTCCAAGACCTTCTGCAGCGCTATAATTGAGAGCCTCTTTCGGAACTCCTAATACTGATAACTTCTTATCCTGATAGTAATTCAACAACTTATCATCAGCTTCTGAACTATCTCTCATATCAAGATCTGTTACGCTTACTGCGTCAGCTCCATGAATCTTCGGCAGGAATATTAAGTTGTTAGGGCTCTGTGGATTCAAGAATGATTGAGTATCACCATCATTTGTATTGAGTGATAACTGCTGTTGAATTGCATCTTTTATCATCTGAAGACTGCTCTGAATCTCTTCTTCCTCAGCGTCACCGCAATCTACATTGATGAATCTCACTACTTTTACAAGACTTGAAAGTACAACAGCATCTTCAAGTAGTGTTAAGATCTGTGTAGGTTGTACAGCTGATTCCATCAGAGGAGATGCAAACTGAATGTCATATGTGAGAATGTCTCCGTCAGATCCTTGTGCATCAATAGAATATTTTCCTAACAATCCTCCTAACGAGAAATGAATGATAGAGGATTCAGGATATCTTATGAGCTTTGATTGCCCCATCGTAACATCTTCATCAGGTTGCCAAACATACCCGCAACCTTTTCCTTGATACCAAAGATGGATAGTATCTTCAGGAAGAAGAATAGACGACGGAACTATATCGAAATCTTCTTCAGGAATACCATTGAAATCAAGAGCGATATTATCTCCTGTCCTTAACTCGTCTACATTCACTCTGTAAAGATCTGTTGTAGGCATATATAAGTTGCCGATAGTTGCAAGTTCAAGAATATGATCTCTTGCGTAGTTATTGACATTCCATTTCTTGAACAACGCATTGATGATATCGGCTACTTCCCTCGGGCCTTCATCAGAAGTTGCCCAAATGATATCTCCTGAAGTATTCGGAGTCGTTGCATCGGTTGCATAATATGATAATGAAGTAGATACTTGAGAATCTTTTGCAAGGGCTCTCATTGTATCTATAAGTATTTTGATATTATCTAAGTCGGTGTTACCTCTTAGATCAGATACCCGATAAAAACTGCCGGACACAACACTTCTGAGATACGACATATTACTTATGTTATTGATGACGTTTGTTCGGTTTTTTCCTAACAAACGATTCATCAGCGATTTTTTACGAGGCATATGAAACCCTCCATTAGAATCTTAGTTACTACAAATGTTATAGAAGGTTATTGTGTTACTTTCCGGCTGCTTGTAGATCTTTTGAAATCTCATAAGCATTGAAGAACTCAGTCTCTTTGTACACCGGCTTGTTATAGGACTTAGCGAGATGAATGATTGACGGATCCTCTTCCCTGAAATGACCTACGAGGACTGCACTTACTCTATTGTTGAATTGAGTAGTTACTTCAGCTGCGTAACTCTTGAGAATAGCAGTCACTGTCTCATAATCACCACACTTGAATCTTCCTGTTATGCATATTACTTTGTTTCGGAAGATCGGTGCACCTGAGAACTTCTTTTCAACCATGTTGATCTCAATCTGATCAGTCATTCCCAGAAGCGTCTCATATGTAGAGATGTTATAAGGATCAGCGAGCCATCTCACGATCTTAGGCATATGAATGCTAGTGAGTTTCAGATCTTTCTCAATGGTCTGAGGATTCTTCAGGTAATAGTCAACAGCCTCAGGAGAACCTGCCCTTGCAACAAATTCCTGAATAAATGCCGGATCACTACAGATAGTTACAGGAATGATTGCCGTAAGAAGGGTTCCTATTGTACACTTCACTTTAGCATCCTTATATTCAGGAAGAGTGAAGATATCAGTCAGGCAAAGAATATCCTTATTCCTAACATGTTCGGTAAAAGCTTCAAAAGGAAGAATATCAAGACCAAGAATGTTACAGAAGTGAATAACCTCAGGATACAGCTTCGACTGACAATGAGGATCATCGCAAACTGTGTAGCCTTTATTCATCACTTTGATATTCTTTCCGCATACGCTACACTTGATCTCAGCCCCTAACTTCATTCTTGATTCGGCATTAGTAGGGCGACCTACGATCACTGAATTGTTTCCATCAACGATAACAGATGTGCCTTTCCGGACATTGTACTTGACAACATCGGTATAACTGATAGTGCATTCAAGGATGAACCCTTCGCCATCAGACGAATAAACATCAGCCATCACATATCCATTCTTGTCAGGATATGACTTCACATATTCAACTGTAAACTGACGAAGTCTAGGAGCGAAGAAATCCATACCTCCTTTATTGAAGACCATGTATCCTGCGATCATCGGAATCGGGAATGGATACCTGTTAGACTTCAGCATACGAACAAAAGTAGTATCGTTGAAATCTTCTGTGATAGAATAGCCAGGAATCAATTTGAAGCCTAATACCTCAAGCCTGTTCCTAATTGCAATCGCTCCATTGAAACGAAGACCTGAATTTCTCAGATCACCAGCATAGAAGACGTAGTCCGAAGGATTTTCGGCAACATCATTGATGAGGTCTTCAAATATCACTTCAGGAAGATCTCCTGCCCTAAAGAACTCTTTCGGTGCGTAAAGAACGCCTTTTACAAGA